ATTACTTGCAGGTGAAACAATCCCATTGACTTCTAAAGTCTATTACTCAGATATTGAGTTACAATGGTTCATTGATTCATACTTAGCCTTCGGTGTAACGCCAAACAGAGCTGAAATGGCTGCGGCGATATTCACCACAACGACTTAGTAAATGTTAGCATATGACCCCATGACAGGGCGTATGACACGAAATGGTGTGGTAATTGGGAACACTCACAACGAGTCAAACAAGTATCATACCATTAGACATAGAGGGAAAGTGCGTAAACTCCATAGAGTTGCATTTGAACTCATGTCGGTGTCTATACCACCTGATAAAGAAGTAGACCATATTAACAGAGATACGAAAGACAACCGATGGTGCAACCTGCGGTTAGTAACTAGGTCTGAGCAACAGTGTAATAAGAGCCTGTACAACAATAACAGTACAGGTGTAAAAGGCTTAAGGATACGTGATAGTAAATATCAAGTCCGAAAGTACGTGGAGGGTAGAGCAATCTACACTACATTCTTGGATTACGTAGAAGCGGTAGAATACGCAAACACATAGTATTATACTCAAGCTCACTTTAATTAGTGGGCTTTATGAATAATATTAAACAACAGGAGACGACTCAATGAACGAGTTAGAAACACTAAACATGTTACTCAGGTTGATTGGGTCTTCCCCAGTGAACTCTATAAACACAGACCATCCAGACGCAGCTAACGCTAAGACTACGATGCAACGTGTCAGTAGACGTGTACAAAGGAAAGGTTGGTGGTGTAACATTGATTACAACATTACCCTAGAACCCGACAACAATGGTGCAATTACTGTATCAGATGCAGTGACCTCGTTAGTTGCAGAGGATCATCACTACGTATTACGTGGTCATAGACTCTATAACAAACAACTACAGACAGCAGTATTTACAGGTTGTGTAGTAATTAAAAGACTAACGTACATCCTAGAATGGGATGATATGCCACCAGTTATGCAGGAAACAGTAGCTTACTCAGCAGCAGCAGAGTTTGTACGTGATGAATTAGAGGACGCCACCAAAGAGCAATCTTTGAAGGAAGACGCTGGTAAATCATTCCTAGACTTAAAGAAGCAAGAGTTAGAAGAAGGTCAATATAACATCTTCCAGAACCATAGGATTGCTAGAGCGCGTGGTGGAGTATTCCCCTATGCACGAGGTAATAAACGTTTCTTTGGAGATCCTGACGTATGAGAATTGAGCAGAGTTATCCTAGTCCTATACATGGTATAAGTACATTAGCACCGCGTACAAGGCCGCAAGGTTACATGAGTAACCAAGTAAACTTTAGGTCTGACCCAGTAAACAAGCTGACACGTAGACCTTCAAGTGTATACCGTCAGCTAATTGCTGAGGTAGCAGACCCATCCCAAGTACAGTACCACTCGTATGAACGCGGTGGTAAAGAGATTAGCTTTATAGTAGATAAGCAAGCAGGGGAAGTCCACTGTGCGGTAGATGACGTAGTAAAGACTGTCATTAACATTGCAAGTTATAACGGACCAGACCTCGGCTTGTTTTCGATAGAGCACGACACGTATGTACTAAATAGAGATACCACTATAGAAGTACTAGCAGACAACGATGCCTCATCTATCGAGAAGGTATCACATATTAATGTAACCTCAGCACTAAACTATGGTGAGACATTACAGATTAATATAATACAGTCTAACGGTACGAAGGACTCAGTAACCTATACTATCCCAGACTTAGGTGTATCGAGTCCCGACTATGACACAGCTGATAAAGCTAGAGCAACCAAACAGGTAGCACTAGAGATAGCAGCACGTATAAATGGTGGTGGTACACATACCATACGTATAGCTAACCCCGACTACCCCGATGACCCACCGAATGATGCCAACTGGAACCTCTATTGCAGAGAGTTTGAAGATGACGGATTTGGAGGTTGTCAACTAAACGCTTCCTTCGACTTAAATCAATCAGTGTGTATACCCTACATCGCAGCATACCCAGGTATCACAGGCTTAACGGCAGTGGCATTAGGTTCCTCTGTAGCAATATACGAAGACACTAAAACTAATTGGGTACAAGTAGAAGTAGAATCAGGACAAGGTGATAGAACAACTGTAGCAATCAATCAAATTATTGAGAGTACAGAAGGCCTACCATTATACGCAGTAGTTGGTACGCGTATTACAATACGTCCCGACCCTACATCTGACAAAGGTGTCTATTATCTACAAGCAGAGCGTATATCAGACGATCCCACAGGTGAAGTATTAGAGGAAGTCGTGTGGTCAGAAAACCGTCACCCTACTCAACCACACACACTGGATGATACTACTCTACCACACAAGATTACGTACGACGAAGTAGGTGATAACTTTGTGTTTGAAGTAGTGGACTATGAGTCCCGTCAGACAGGGGATGAAGACTCAACGCCTTTTCCAGATTTTGTGGGAGAGACGATTCAGTCAATGGGTTACTTCCAGAAACGTCTTGTTGTAGTAGCAGAGAATGCCGTTTACATGACCGAAACAGATGACCTACGTAATTGGTTTAGACAATCAGCAGTACAACTGCTAGTGTCTGACCCTATAAACGTAACAACATCAGAGCTAGGTACTGACGTTATTCTACATCTCGTACCACACAACAGGGACCTATTAGTTATTACTAGTAACTCTCAGTTTAAGATTAATGGTTCAGAAGCACTAACACCACAAACTGTTAGTATGCCTCTGACAACTAAGTACGAATGTCAAGTATCTGTAGCACCAGTAGCTATTGGTAACTCAGTATACTTTCCTATCGACTACGGTGATAGTACAGGTATGCAAGCGTACACAGGTGAACGTAACACTAGTCAGGATTTCGCTGCACCAATAACTAACCATATAATTGGTTACTTGTCAGGAAAGGCTAAACTGTTAGCAGCATCACCTAACCTAGAAATGCTAGCAATGACTACAGATGTAGGTGCTGGTAATGTACTGTTTATTTATGAGCAGTACACCGACAGCGCAGGTAAACGTTCGCAGCAATCGTGGAGTGAGTGGGAGTTTGCAGATGATGAAACAATCGTTGACATTAAGTTCAGACGGAATGAGTTAGTTGTATTAACAGCTAAAGGCACAGACCTAATAGTGAAAGCTATACCTATGTATACCCGCGTAACGTCAAGCGCATTAGATGTATTCTTAGATGATATGCTTATACTACCTACTATGGGTACAACAGTAACAGTCCCTAGTGGATATTCAACTACTAGTTGTATTGCAGTGCGTGGTGAAGGTACACAGAACGAGCTATGGGAAGTAAGCTTCACTAGAGATGGTGATATATTAACATTTAGTGAAGACATTGGTACAGGTTCAGTCTATGTAGGTAGAGTATTTACATCGTCATTTGAACCAACTAGACCTTTCGTGTATGACGAGGATGGCACAACCATCACTACAGATAGAGTAAGGGTCAGTCGTTGGATAATGTCCTTAGTAGAAACACATGAGTTATCTATGACTAAACAGTCTCAATTCTCAGATGATGTAACTACTAAGTTTGAAAGTAGGTTTGTAGGGCAATACCCTCTTGGTACTATCACAGCCTTTACAGGTGACCAGAAGTTCTCATTCGCTGAGGACGCAGCTAACGCAACAGCTTTATTCTTCACAGACAACTATCTTGGTTGTACTATTTCTGACGTAAGTTGGGAAGGTCAGTACTTCAAGACTAAACAGAGGATGAAATAATGGCAGCAGGAGCAGGAGGGTATGCAGCGGCTATAACAGGTGTAGCAGACTTGATGACTGGAGCCTCAGCAGACGCGGCATACGAGGCTGCCTACGGGCAGTTCTATTCCGCGTTCGCAGGTATGCACAACGCAGCTAACCAAAGGACAGCAGCAGAAGCTAACATCTCAGCTATCCAGCAAGACCGCATTAATACAAATGTGGTTATCGCTATGAAGCAAGACCAAGCAGAAGCACAGGCCAAGGTATCAGCAGCGGTATCAGGTGTAGAAGGGCAGTCAGTTAACGACGTTCTATACCAGACAGAGGTTAACTCAAGTGTAGCCCAGTCAAACAACAGAAAGAACGCTGAACAACAAATAGAGAACCAACTAGCAACTATCTATCAATCAACATCAACTATGCTAGCATTAGATAATGCACAAGTAAGTAGCCCAAGTATAGTTATGGCCTTAGCTAACAGTGCCGCCTCAATGGTAGGTATGGGCGATGAATTGATGGAAGGTATGGATGGATTATTTGGTGTAGATACTACATCTGATACTACAGTAACTTTAGAATAAGGTAAGTAACATGCGTAGTCCAATACAGGATGCAAATGCTGGAGCAGCTATGGATGTTGCTCCTACTAGAAAACACGCTGTGAGAACAGCAACCATTGCTAAGCAAAACAATAGTGGAGCTGTTCAACGGCAACAACAAATCAATGCAATATCTAGTACACTAGGTAATGCGTTGGGTAACTTCATGGAAGGTAAACGCAAGACTGAAAACGAACAGCGTTATATGAAAGCCTACCACGACCAAGGTACAGCCGAAGGTTTATCAGAGTTCCAAAAGGACATGAAGAACACAGGCTTTACTGAGTTAATCTATGGTGGTCAGACACCAGAGTACCAAGGTGCTTTAGACGCCTCTGCACGTAACGCTTCTAATGCTATGTATATAGAAGAAGCAGAGTTCATTGAGGCAGGCGGCGGTGATTTAACACCAGACCAGTACCGTGAACATATGCAGGATAAGCTAACAGACTATAACACCTTGAACTTCTCTGACGCTCCTGACGCAGCATTCGCATTTATGCGTAACTGGAAGGAGAACTCAAACGAGTTGTCTAAACAGCAAGTCAAGTTGTACAAAGTAAGACAACAAGAGAAGGCACGTAGGACTGTAGCAGAAGGCTTTCAAACAGACTTTGATGTATATAAGGTACAGATTAGTACCAACCCTAATAAGGCCGCTCAACTTGGTAAAGACATGTACTCTGGTAAAAACAAGCCAGTAGGTATGAGTGATGGAGCTTATCGTGAAGTAATAGTACAAGAGTCATTGATAGCAGCAAGAGCACATGATTATACTGCGCTTAAGTTACTAAATGAATCAGGTATTATTAGTACATTCGATAAGAAAGAGATGAAAGAGTATGAGAAAGTTAGAAATATCATTGATACAGATAACTTCAACTCCGCTGAATCCGCTAGACTACAGTACGAGACAATAATAGAGAATCCTCTATCTTCTTCTAATGATGTAGCACAAGCAACTCAAGCATACGATAGCGCACGTATACAAGTATCAGCACGTAACACAGGCTCCTCTAAACATATGAAGACTGCCTTTGGTACAGATAGATGGCGTGGTGTATTAGGTAAGCAGTACCAGCAACGTCTAACTGACGAAGCAGAAGAACGCTTAGATGCTAGAGTAGGAGAGGTTACATACAATTCAGACATCTTCGACGCAACATTAATGCAAGCTGAACCAGCAGAACGTAGAACTGTATTAGCTGATAGATTAGACGATTTATCAATTGCTATACACGACCCTACATTAGATAGAGAAGTACGTGCTGACTTAGCGAAGCAATTCGTAGCAGGTAAGAAGAAACTTGAGGGTTGGGAATCAGCAGACGCTACACTTAAGCGTAAAGCTCAAGGTAAGATAGATAAAGCTAACCAAGCTGAACTAGACTTACGTGTAGGTGTACAGTCCTTGATAACTGGTAGGTCACCTAACGGTGGTACTGGTGGTTATACTCTATCAGATACTAAGTCTAAGAAAGCTCACCTAGCAGGTGCAGTAAACAGTATAGCTAACCAAGTACTACCCGACCCAGAAATGAGTTCAGTAGATAAAATGGAAGCTATATTCTCTAACAGTCTAACGGCTAAGAATTACATGCGAGCGGTAGGTAAGTTCGAAGCCTACTTAATAGATTCACCAGAGATTAAGACAGCTTTAGTTAATCTAGGCTCTCAGTTAAGAGCGACAAACGAGGAAGATATATACACACCCCAACAGCAACAACAGGCACGTGTACTCAGTCTGTTATCTCTACAGCACCCTTCCTTATATAAGTCAGCTTTCCCAGAGTCACAAGACCGTATAGATCACCAAACGATCATACGAGCTATGGGTAAGGGTAAGCATATATCAGAGACAAACAAAGAGTTAGATACTCTATTAAGATTATCAGACACACCTGTAGCCGTGAAAGAAACCGGTAAGAAGGTAATGTCAACATTAGGCTTAAGTACACGTAATGGTGTAGTACAGAACATGGCATTCCAAGAGTATAAACGGTTACTACCTATGGGCCACCAAAACGCCATAGCAGGTACTAGGTTATACATGAGAGACATAGATACTACAGTAGATGGTATAACTGTAAAAGAGGGTGGAACATTCGGTAAAGTAGAGGACAATTCATTAACTGAAATAATAAAAACCTTCAATACATCATATGTAACAGGCCCAGTCTCTAAGTCAGGATTTACTAGAGCGCTAGCTGCCTTACATAAGAATGAGAAGACTAAAAAAGGTGCTACGCTGTACAATCTTAACCAAGTCCCTAATCTAAGAGTATCTGTACATGCAGGTGCTATAGTATTAGAGCTAGACGGTAGACGGTCCGTAGTAAACATAGACGAAATAGAGGCAGAGTTAAATGGCTATAATCAACGAGCAGCAGGTAGAAGTACCCAACGCAGACGATAAGCAAACGCTCAGTCCCACATCGCACGATGTAGATACACCTACAATAGTAAGTGAGGAGGGGAGTTTTCCCCTTCGTATCTCTGGTGTAGGTGGTACTGAAATTAATAAAAGCGTAGTAGGTATAGGTGCAACAGCACTTAATCTAACTACGAAAGCACTACGGGTGGCACCTATTAAAGGTATAACCGTAGGTAGTGCGGAAGCTGAAGAGTTCCGTGATGGGTTATATAGTATATTTGGTGACTCACGAGTTGAAACAGATATACAAGGTACAGGTGTATTCGGGCGTGCATTAGGCAATCTAGAAGTAGAAGGTATGGATTGGAGACACTTACTATACGAAGTAGGAGTATCAGACAATTGGACTAACTACGGTTACGACGAGCTAGGCTCAGAGGCAGACGAACGTTATAAATGGTACGCAGGGCAAACACAATCTACTAACATAGAAGCGTACTCATTATTAGAATCAGGTGTAGAGCCTAGCTCTATTATAGCTGACGATAAGTTCGCACGTATTGAACTACTTAGACAATCTTTACAAACTCATATGGCAGATGTTAAAGAGGGCGTACTAGACAAGGATGAAGCTAAGGCTGTAGCTAAAGAGTTAATGAGTGACCCTGCTATGTTAACACTCGCTCAGAAGCGTAGATGGTATGAACTAGCTAGGTCTTCTAATATAGGTGAGACTATGCTTGCTGCATGGAAAGACCCATTCACTCGTTCAGAGTTAGAATCACAAAGTAGACTAAGTGGTATAGATGTAACACCTAGAGTGGACACTTCCTTCTGGGCAATTACTAAGAATGATATAAACCAGTGGAGTGATACAACGTCAACAAAGACTAGTCTACAACATATAGAGGGATGGTCTGAACAAGACATTCATACCTATATAGTAGACCATGATGTACCTCCAGAAGTGGCAGCTAAGATGTATGATGCCTACGCAACAGATGGTGGCGAAGCAGCAGTAGAGATTGCTGAATACGCTAAGATAGACGCATCAACACTAGCAATAGATGGAAGTCTCGCTAACCAGAAAGGTGCAATGTCAGTAGCTAAAGAGTTCTACCATGCAGCAGCCCCTTATCTAACAGACCCAACTACATACGTAGGCGGTGCATTAGGTGGTAAGTTAGCAGTAGCAGGTAGTAAAGTAGCATTCCAAAAGGTAGCTAGCCCATTAACTCAAAAGCTAATGACTGGTTTCACAGTTGGTGCAGGTACAGGGTTAGGTGAATCATTTGTATTCACAGGGCATAACTATAAAGACTTTACTAATGATGAGTTGTTAAAGACTTGGTCATTAGATGCAGGTTTTGGTGGTGCGTTCGGCTTTGTATTCGCAGGTGCAGCACATGGCCTTGATCGCTATGGTGCTAGTGCTAGAGCTAAGGCAGCAGGTGAAGGGTTAAATGATATTGAGTTTACACCTACACGAGAAGCTGTTCAAGCACGTGCAGACGAGATAGTTAATGAACCAGTTGCTATTAAGAAAGTAGACCTAGTAGCACAGAAGCTTAGAGACGATAAGTGGGACGCTGAGTTAGTAACAAAGCTTAAAAAGCAAGGTAAAGACGGGACTTCTATCCGTAACATTATGAATAGAGTTGTTGAGAACCGTAACGAAACACGGGCTATCAATCGTCAGGCTACAGAAGACGTAGAGTATAAGCGTAGTACAGATGAGATTCGTGACCGTATGGATGACATGCAGGACGAGCTTGCTACTGAGCTACAGACAGGTAAAACACCTACTGTTACTCACGATATACAAGTAGAGGCTAGACCGACTACTCCTAAACCTGAGCCTATTCAAGAGGTGGTAACACCTACTGATGGAGCTAAACCTAAGACAGATGAACCTCCTGTAGATACTCGTACACCAGAAGAGATTGAAGCAGC